ACGGCGCACCAGACAGATCAGCAAGCTCCAGCCCCAGTGGGACTACGGCAGACATACCAGCCACCCATGAGTCGTGGTAGATGCCAAACACTGCCTCGTGCTGGATGACAGAAGAAACACCTTCAACGCCGACAAACAGGCTTGCCAGCGGGCCAGAGCAGGACACGATTACCTTGCAGCCGCGATCAGCGATCATCTTGGCATAGCGCACCTGATGGATCTGGTCACCCAAGCCGCCTTCCAAGTACAGCAGGATTGTTCCCTTGGTCTTGCCATCCCACTGCGGTGTGGGTACATCTGGGTGCTTGTTGCCGAACACACCAGCAATACGGCCTCTGTCCATCAACTGGTAGCCCTTTTGGATCTGACTTTGGCGCAGGTAGTACCAGCCACGGTTGTAAGCAGCGCGATGGTTGTTTGGCTCCTCTGCCTCCAGTTTCTGGGCAATGCGCCAGCCTTCAGCAAAGTCACCAGTGGTGGATGCCGCCAGCATGAGGTCAAGATCGTGCAACTCAGGTACTGTGCGTGGGCGCTCAAGCCAGAACTCAGGCTGGCAGAACGTGCCGTAGTGGGACTTCAGTAGCTCACGGGGGTCTTGTTTGTGTTGGGCGGCGAGTACAGGTTTGACATCGTGCATACCCGCATGACCGTGCAACTGCTCATCGTCCTCTGCTACCGTGGAGCCGTCGATGTTGTTGAAGTCGTACTCAAACGCTGGTAGCTCCAAGAACTCGTGGATACGGGCCAATTGTCCTTTGGGGTCTGCCAGCAGGTCTTCGTACTCCACAAACAGGAAGTTCTCTGGTGCGTACTCAAAGCCGTTTTGCAGGGAGATGTAAGCAGCCCGTAGGTGATCCATTAGCTGACCAGTGTGCATGAACTCATCCAAGTCGGCTGGCTTGGCTACACGGATAAACGATGCAGCGCAGTCAGGCACGGAGCGGACGGTGGCAATGATCTTGGGAGGACGATCCAGCACTTGGGCCATAGCGCCCATGATCTGTGCAATGGGCCAGCCACGGGACTTGTCGATGATGACGGGCTTGTCGGTGTCCTCGTAGAACGCATCAATGGCCCCGCGCATGGTCTGGGCCAGCTTCTTACGCTCTGGGTCATTCTCATTTAAGAGGCCAGCAGAGTGCCAAGTGTTTGCCAAGCCATCCAGCGCATGAACCAGACCAGATGTGGTGGACACATGGGTCATTGGGTTCTGGTTCAAAATAGCCGCAAGGACTGTCGAGCCAGAGCGAGGGATGCCAGAGAGGAAGTGCAGTGTTTTGTTCATGTGCTTTGAAATTAAGTGGTTGCAATTGCTAAAGCGGTGTACCCACCGCCAGCAACGGTAAGCCAAGTAGTTAAAGAACCAACTTGTTTTGGTGATGAGTAGGCAGTAGCATTATTAAGGCCTAATATTCCATAAGTACTTGGCCCCCACGCCCAAAGAGTATTATTAGTTTTAATAGCCAAAGAAGCCCCTGAAGAAATTATTATAGAATTCCAAGTAGTAAGTGCGCCTACTTGTTTAGGGCTGGAATAATAAGTGGTGTTTCCTAAGCCAAGTTGACCACTAGCATTTTGCCCCCAACTCCAAAGAGTTTTATCTGTTTTAACAGCTAACGAGTAAATAGCAAATTTATTATTTATATTTGACCAATTAGTAAGAATTCCTACTTGTTTAGGGGATGAATAGTACGTGAGATTGCCAAGACCTAACTGACCATTAAGGTTATTACCCCATGCCCAAAGTGTGCCATCTGTTTTAATAGCTAGAGTAAAATTTCTACCGCAAGAAATATTAGACCAAGTAGTTAAAGCACCTACTTGTTTAGGTGAAGAGTAGTAAGTAGCGTTGTTTAAACCTAATCTACCATCTGTACCTCTCCCCCAAGACCAAAGACTTCCATCAGTTTTAATAGCTCCAACATGATAATTTCCACCCGAAATTAGTAACCAAGTGGTAAGTGCGCCCACTTGTTTTGGAGATGAATAATTAGTTGTGTTTCCTAAGCCTAACTGTCCAAAATCATTTTTACCCCAAGCCCAAAGCGTACCGTCATTTTTTATCGCTAAAGATGAAATATAACAATTTGTAATTGATAACCAATTTGATAGACTTCCTATTTGTTTAGGAGAAGAGTAATTAGTAGTGTTTCCTAAACCTAATTGTCCAAAATCATTTTTACCCCAAGCCCAAAGCGTATTATCTCCTTTAATAGAAAGGGCACTATTTCCACTATTAGATAATTTTAACCAAGTAGCCAGTAATCCAACTTGCTTTGGAGAAGAGTAATTGGTGGTGTTGCTTAAGCCGAGTTGACCGCTAAAATTTTTTCCCCACGAATAAAGGTAACCAGCGCCCGCAACAGGCCAAGTCCCCGCCGCAATGGCAGCATTTACCTGCTGCATTGTCCAGATGCCTGAGTATTGAACCCCTGTGACTGTTGTAGTGACTGGCATATTAATAAAGTAATGCAGTGCTAAAGTATTGACCAGCAGCAACATTTATCCAAGTTGTTAAAGATCCGACTTGATTGGGTGAAGATTTATATGTTCCAGATCCTGATGTACCAAGGCCAAGTTGTCCACTGGCGTTATAACCCCAAGACCAAAGTGTACCGTTTGTTTGTGTTGCTAATGCCATACTCCCGCCTCCGCTCACTGAAGACCAGTTGGTTAAAGCGCCAAGTTGTTTGGGGGAGCTATAACTTGTTTGGTTGCCCATACCTAAAGCGCCTTGGCTTCCTTCTCCCCAAGCCCATAAAGTTCCATCTGCTTTGATGGAATACATCGCGCTGTTTCCGCCTTTTACAGAAACCCAATTAGTCAAAGCCCCAACTTGCTTTGGGGACGAATAGTACGTTGTATTCCCTAAACCCAAATTACCCGCGCTATTTCTACCCCAAGTCCATAAAGTTCCATCAGTTTTAACTGCAAATGTAGACGCATAAGTACCGCCAACAATAGACCAGTTGGTCAGTGCGCCAACTTGTTTAGGCGAAGAATAGTACGTTGTATTACCTAAGCCAAGTTGGCCTACATAACCAGAACCCCACGCCCATAATGTGCCATCTGTTTTAATAGCAAATGTTGCATAAGCAGTGCAACCTGTATTTTTCCAAGTAGTTAAAGCACCGATTTGCGCAGGAGAGGAGCGATATGTTGTATCGCCTAACCCCAAACATCCTTGGGCGTTGTTTCCTACTCCCCAAATAGTACCATCTGTTTTTGTAAAAATAAAATGATAACGACCTGAACTAACAGTATTCCAGTTAGTTAAAGATCCAACTTGTTTAGGTGATGAATAGCTTGATGTATTTCCTAAACCAAGCTGCCCATAACCGTTATATCCCCAAGTCCATAATGTGCCATCAGTTTTAATTGCTGCTACGCTGTTGTAAGCTGCCTTAACTTTACTCCAAGTGTATAAAGACCCAACTTGAACAGGGGAAGAATAATTGGTTGTACTGCTTAAACCAAGCGCTCCGCCAGAGCCAGATCCCCAGCTATACAAATACGGGAAATAAGTAGTCGTGGTCGTTTGTGTCCCCAGAGGATTGAACCCCGGCTTCACAATACTACCTTGGAACATTTGTCGTAAAGACATACTGTTCTACCTTAGCTTACTACTTCGTAGCTGATTGTGTAGGTGATACCACTTGCCGTGCCGCTGGTAACGGTGATCGACGTACCCTCCATCAGGTATATCGCCGTAGTCTTGTCCACCGCAATCAAGGATGCGCTGGCTGGTACAGAGATAGTAGAGATGATGGGGTAAGCCGTACCGCCGCTAGGTGCAGAGCCTTGAGCTACCGCGCCGTTGGTGTAGATAGACACTGTTGCGTTTACAGCAGAGGAACCATTGACGTTAGCAGCAACAATCTGGTTGATCTTGTAGACCTGACCGCTAGAAGCAGCATTAGCCAAAAGAACAACCGCAGTCGTGCCGCCGGGGGTGTAGTAGGTCGTGGTGCCGGAAGCTGTTGTCGCGGCTAGTAAGTTTGGGTTTGCCATGTTTGCTCCTTAGAAGCCGAAGATGAAAGAGATCATTGTGGCCTTGGCTTGGGATACGCCAGAGGCTGCGGGTGCTGCTGATGTCCATGTTGTGCCGTTGGACACCAAAACGTTACCGGTTGTGCCGGGAGCTACCACTTGGAAGGTGGAAGTTCCGTTGCCGAGCAGTACATTATTTGCTGTAAATGATCCAGCACCAGAACCGCCAGAGGCTACTGTAATTGGGGTAGAGGCAGACACCGTTGTAAACGCGCCTGCTGCCGGGGTTGTAGCGCCCACTGTGCCGTTTAAAGCACCTGCAAACTTAGTCGCAGACAGCGATGTGCCATCCCAAGTCAAAGCAGAAGAAGCGCCAAATGCACCAGAACTGTTGAACTGTACCTGCGTGTTGGAGCCAGCAGCAGAGCCGCCACCCACGTTTACAAAGTTAACGCCATCCCAAGCCACGATGGCCCGTGTACCCGCCGCTACAGTAACGCCCGTGCCTGTTGCACCTTGAATGATGATTGACTGCGTGCTAGACGTTTTGTTGATGACAACGTAAGTTTTAGACTGCGCGGGGACGGTAATAGTGCGGGTAGCTGTGCCGCCTGCTGTCCACAAGATAACTGCGTACTGGGAGCTATTTGCTGTCAGGCCCGTGCTGGATGCGCTTCCTGTTGTCAGCGTCAGAGTAATATCTGCATCGGTGGAGATAGTCTGCGTGCCCGCAACCGCAGCATCAACAATTTGTGAGATTGCGTTATTTACAGTGTCGCCCCATGTACCAGACAGGGTTCCCTGTACAGGTAGCGTTAAGCCAATAAGGGATGTATTTGCCATTAAAAAGCTCCTAAGAAGTAGGAATTGCTGTCCAATTTGGGGTTTCGGTATTTGTAATAGCCGTCCACCCCGGTGTCTGGGTATTACCTATATTTTGCCAGCTTGGGGTCTGGCTGTCATCTATTACTTCCCACAAATTACGCCCTGACTCGGTAGACGTAATTGCCATTGTCTCTGTCCTGCTGACACGATAACCGGTTGTGGCTGTGTTGGAATCCGATATTGCCGTGGACTCATAAAGGAACTCTGTGTAGTACGTCCCAACTGTTGTGCTATCCGCAATTGCCATCGACTCCGTGATGGTCATTATCAGTGTGGCAACTTGGGTTTCTGCCAAGGCCACCGACTCAGTGACGCTGGCGACAAAGTTGGCTACCGCAGTTTGAACGTCCGTGATTGCCGCCGTTTCCGTAACAGACACAGGGAAGTTGGCAGTTGCGGATTCGACTGTGGTTATTAATGCTGTTTCTGCGACAGATGCAGAGTAACTTGTCGTCGCCGTGTTGGAGTCCGTCAGCGCTGCTGTTTCTGTAACCGACTTGGCAAATGTAGCCGCTACCGCTTCAGTAGTTGATGTTGCCGCAGTTTCTGTCTGGCTGACTGCAAATGTGGCTGCTACTGCTTGGGTTGTGGCTGTTGCCGCTGTCTCTGTGATGGAAACGCCAAAGGCCGCTGTTGCGGCCTCGGTGGATGTAATTGCTACTGTTTCGGTTACGCTGTCTGCATAGACATCCCCGCCACCCCAGTAGCCACCACCCCAAGCGTTTACACCCCAGCCGGTTGCCATATTAGGTCAGGGTAGCCGTATAGGTTACCGCGATGGTATCGCCATTAACCACAGACTTGGAACTAGAAAAGTCCCCTGCAGAGAACAAGACACCAGTTGTGCTGTCCTTGGTAGAGCTTCCACCAATGTTGATGAAGCACCCTGCTACTGTTCCAGTGCCGGTCATGGAGAAAGACACCGCCGAAGAAGTTGTCTTGCTGCCAGCCGATGCTGCGCTAAACGAAGGGGTTGGGCGGTTACCGGAGTATGTAGGGGCGTTTGCCAGACCAACTTCCAGCCAGCTTGAATGGGATGCTTGCGTATCTGCAACCACCGCCGTACCGGTTCCTTTGAGGCCCATGACTACTGCACCAGCGGCCGTGTTACCGAGGATAGTGTCCAAGGTGGAGTTTTTGCCAACAGTAGTAACAAGGTTCTCAATATCATCCTCCCACTTGATATTACCCGCGATATCGTAGCAAACAGCGTGGTAAGTACCGTGGATAGACATGGAGTCCTCTGGCATAGTGTTGTACTTGGTGACTGCTTCAGCTTTGTCAGTCGCAATGATTTTGTCGTGGGACATGAGGACTCCTTATTGGGAACGAATTAGTGCAGTTGAGTAAGTATTACTGGGCATGGTCACAGTAAACGTGTTTGTGCAAGATTTATCTGCACCAAAATCAATCACTGCTACTGAGGCGTTTGCCCGGCTTGCATTGTAAATTAGTGCGCAGCGCGTAATGAAGTTTGCTGGGTTCCAAATAACACTGTCAAAGTTAACGTACACAACGCTGTTAGTAGCGTCATAGTTCAAGGTCACTCCGGTAAGGGCTTGGCCCCCTGCGGTGTACCCGGTTCCCGTAACCTCGTTGGTCGAGCTGTACGCCGTTGTCGTCAGGTTCAGGTTGGCATTGCCGTTATACAGCGCCATGTAAAACGTGTCCGTCGTGAAGTTCTGTGTACCTTGGAACAGCTGGTACTTGAAACTGGTGGTCTGTCCTTGGACGATGCTCATGGTATGGCCACCCTAGTTTGTCCCGTGCGGTAGGCGTCGGTGCGCTCCATGCCATCACCCAAACGTTTGGCCAGAGCCAGTGCTTCGGTGTACCGACCTTGGTACAGTTGCAACATATCAGCCTCACCCTTCATAAAGGTGTAAGCCTCCAGCAAAGTTCCGTACAACAGTACAGAATCAAAATTGTCGCCCAGCCATGAAGTGCCGTCGGGGTTATTAACCGTTGTGACATTTGCTGTACAGGAAACGCCCGTACCACCGATGCTGGCAATTGGCGCTGTTAATGTATCCCCAACTTTGTAAAAAGATCCGCCGTTGGCAATAGTTACAGAGGACACCGTATTGGATGCAACAACTACTGTAGCCGTAGCGCCTGTGCCGGATCCGCCAGTCAAAGCTACGTTGTAGTAGGTGCCGTTGGTAAATGAGCCAGAGGCAGAGGCCGTACCCAGTGCAGTAACAATCCCCTGCACAATTGATGCTGGGTAAAAGAAGTAGTGCAGTTCAAGACCGTAATTGGTTTCCGGCGTGGGGCCAACAATAAAAGTCAGCTCGTTGGGTAACGAAGTTTGCGGGCCAAAAATGCCGTAGTACTTGGGTGTACCTTTGATCGAGGGATCGGGGTACGCCTCGCGCATGAAGTTGACGTCCTTGTCCAGCAAATAGCTGTACACCCCGGTGGACTGGTTAATAAGCGCAAGCGAGTAAACAGCTAAAAAATCTGCGGGGCAGGCAATGTACTTGTTATTACTTGATGCTACCCCTGTAACGTTCTTGCGAAGTGCGGGGAACTGGATGGAGTTGAATACGCGCTGCTCAGCCTGCTGGACAAACGTAGGAATGTCGGCAACAAACGTAGACTCAGAGTTCTGAGTGTAGTCCTGTACAAGCTGAACAAGCTGCGCGTAATTCATGCCATTGGGCCTCTGGACATCAGTCCTTTGGTAGCGGCACCGGTGCCGCGCATCTTGATGCCGGATGTTTCAACTTTGTCGTTGATGCCAATGCTCATGCCGTTGGGCACTGGATCTTCCAAGCTCACTTGGTCAGCCACCTTCTTGGTCATGTACTCCTTGCGCGGAGTACTGCCGTCAACAGCTTGGCCTTTAGAGTTGTGTGGCTGGGCGTAAACGGACGCTGGCCCGTTTTCTTTGCCCATGCTTTTGGAACTGAACGTAGCCATTATTTGCCCCTTGAAGAACCGCGCTGATTGGCAGCACGAGCCATATTGCGGCCCATAGATTTCATCGACATACCAGTAACGCCACCTTTGGCCATGCGATCAAGCCCGCCCTTTTTCAGAACGATCTTGGTGCCTTTGCCGCCTTTATGCTCTTGGGAGTCATGCTCCTTAAAAGCCTTCTTAATCATAGCGACGTCTTGCTTTTTGTCCATCTTTTCTTCGCGCTTTTGCTCAGACTTGGACTCGCCCATTTCTTTCTTGGCCATAATAAACTCCTATGTTGCCGATACCGTAACTGTACCAATACTTCCGCGTAAAACCAAGTTGTTTGGTGTCAATACGGAATCAAAACTGCTAGCTCCCCCAATTGGGTTCCAGCCCCACTGAATATCCCGCGACCCGCCGCCCGGGAATCCTAAATAGTCCACGCCCGACTGCGTGTAGCTGCGATCAGGACGCGGGTTGCGAACTGCCTGCGGGTCATCTACTGGGTACATACCCAACTGCAACTGCGGCTGATCGGGATCCCAGCACTCTGGGCAGACCAATAGGTTGTACAACTTGGTCTTAATTATCTCTTTTTTCAGCTCCGTCAGCTTAAAGCGGAATCCACACCGATCGCATTCGGCGATTGAATTCTTGCCGGATGCGAACCTATTACCCATATTATCCGCCCGATCCGATGTACATACGGCGCGGCACAAACCGCACAGATGCTTTTTCCCGGTCTTCGTCAGACGCCAACTGCCAAGCCTCGTCGTACTGGGCTTTCAAAACCGGCAGGCGATCCATCGAGTTTGGGATCTTGAGCGCCATGTAATAGGCAAGCCCGGCCACCATCGCGGTAATGAACCGGAACGGCACATCCATGACGTTGACGCCAGTACCTGCGTCTTGCATGCGGCGCAGCCGCCAGTACACGAATTGGTATGTGGTGGAGCCGTCCGGCGTTGGCCAGACGGTGATGCTATTTTTCTGGGACAGGGTTAACACCGAGCTGATATTGTGCGATGCCGCTGTCGTTGTCCCTTGGCCCCGTGTGCAGTTGAGCAAATAGGCCGGGGTTGTGGAAGTGGCCGCTTGGGTTTCGTTAAACCCAATTAGCTCAGAGTCAATCGTCACAAACCCGGCTGTGGGCACGCCGGAGAGGGAAGTCACCGGGATTTGGGTGGTCGTGGCCGTGATGCCTGCCTGCAAGCTCACCGGCAAAATCGAGTCCTGCGCAGTCAGGCGCTGAATCCAAACCTGAATTGGCCGGGCCTGCACCAGTTTGTTGGGAATCGTAGCGTAGGTAGAAACGCTGATCCGAGTAATAGTTAGGTCAGCTTGATTGTTTGGGACATTGGCTTGGGTGCGGATGACGTGCTCAAGCAAGTCCACGGTGTCGTCTGGTAGTGCGTAAGTGGGTTGCCCCTGCACCAAAGTGATCGTCTGCTGTTCAAACGTCCACATGTTGATGCCACGGTTGGCCCAATCCGCAAACAAAAGGTTTAAAGACCGACGTGCTGTACGCAGGTCATAGCCGGTGCGCAGCTCCGAGCCAGCGCGCTCATACGCTTCCTCAACAATTTCCGTGAGGTCAATATTGAACGCAGCAGCCCCGGAGGTTGTCATTTTGCGGCCCTAATGTTGTCAACAAGGTTTGGGTATGGGCGACGGGCAGCTTTAGCGGTGGCTTTAGCTTTGGCTTTCTTTGCCGGTGGCAGCGCTTTTGGCGCACCGAGATTTTTAGGTCTCGGCTTGTCCCACACTTTGCCACCTTTGGCAAACTGCTCAAAGTCAGTATCGTCACGGCGAGCGACGCGCTTGCCCTTGGGCATTTTTGAGGGATTGACGTCCCCCATTCCACGGCTGGCCATCATGGTGCTTTTACTTGCGGGTCATGCCGCCACCGCACATTGCTTTGACCTGATCTGCAAACATCTTGTGGTCGGCGGCGTGGGGGCGCATGAAATCGTTGTGGTGCTTGTGCCCTGCGGCGTGTTGCATCACGTGCTCGTTGTGCATCTTGTGCGCAGGAGTCGGCTCTTTCATCAGTGGAGGATGATCGTTTTTCATGGTTGCTCCTTATTTGCGGACTTTGCCGCCGCGTTTCATACCAGTGTCGGAACCAGCCATCTTGGGCATCATTCCACGGGTCTTGCCGCGCTCGGCAATACCGTCACGGCTGGGGGCTGCGGTCTTAACTGCGCCCATTGATTTGCTGTCTGCTGCCATTTTTTTCGTTGCCATAAGTCCACCTTTTGCAAATAAGGCCTCTTGACCGTGATCGGTCTTTGGCCGGTTAACGCCTTCTAAACTAGGCCGAGTGTAGCCACCTGACCTAAACTTCTTGCCTTTGTCGGCTTGGAGGAAGTCCTCCCCGACGCTTTGCTTGATCCCAACCTTCTTGGCAAATGCAGGGTTTTTGGCCACTGCGGCCATCAGGTTGTGTTGCTTCTTACTTGTCGACGGCATCGTCGGCCTTCTTTTGTCCAATGACTTCGGAAAATGATTTGCCTGTTGCCATCTCAACGATACGCATCACGCCGACAATCGCGCCAATAAGTCCAAACACAGGTGATATCACTTCCAAAAATGAACCAATGGTTGAGAATATTGCCAAGATGTCTAGGACGTCTTTCATGGCCGTGGAGTGTTCGTTCATATACTACCTCAGCAATTCCAAGCCCGAAGGCTCTTGTTTATACGCGAATTCGGATCTTTGGCCGTCTTCTCGCTGGTAAGTTTTTTCTTCATCCCACTCATCCTTGCGCAGAAAGAGTCGCGCCTGCTGCCGCCTTCGGGCTGGGGAGGTTTCAAATTCATCCCTTGCTTTTTGGCAGAGGCCCGCCCCTTGGCGTTTAGGCCACCCTTCTCCGACTTGCCCTCTTTGCGTTGCCATGCTGGTGACTTAGCCATAAAACACCGTAGCAGCAATGTTGGCCGGAACGCCTACATAAATACCATCAGTGGCCAAAATGCCTTCACCGGGAATAATGACGTTGACTGGCACACTGTTAGTGATGTCAATTTCCATCAACGCTTGGGCGTATACGGACACATTACCGGTTCCTGATGAAGATGGCACAGTTGCAGTAAATGTGGTTGGGCCGGTTACGGTGATAGTGTAAATATTGTCCGTACCATTCCCAGATGTGTAGTCCAAAAACACTCTAGCGCCAGTGGCAAGCCCATGTCCAGCAGCAACAGTAACCGTGACGGTAGTTGTTGAAATGCTGTATGTGCCAGCCAATGACACGTTATTGGCAAAATATATGTTTGCCGGTGTGCCAGAAGTGGTATTTGAAACAACCGCGCCTTTTAAACGGCAGCGCGTGGTGGTTCCTACGCTAGAGGCGCTGGTCTGAACGTGAAACGACTTTACGTCGGTCTGCATCATGATTGATTACTCCTTAAAAGTCGGGGGCCGAAGCCCCCTAGCAATCAATTAGTCGAAGTTACCGTAGGGGTAAGCAGTCGTAGAACCGATGTTGTTGTCCGGCTGGGTATAGCGCAACGAAAAGTTGAACTTACCGCCGGTAGGAGCTGCCACGGATGTGCCGGTGATCGACAAAGTAAACACAACTTGCGACAGCGGGGGTATGCCATTACCAACAACGATGTCAGTCGTAGTAGCCAGCAGGTTAGTCAACTGAGTTGCCGAGTATGTAATTGACTTACGACCGGCGGTGCCAACAGTTGTAGTTCCCAGTTGAACAGTTCCGTAGGTGGGGGTGCCAGCAGCCAAAGTCACGCCGTTCGACACAAACACGCTTACGTCAGACAGAGTGGCTCCGCTTTCGCCGGTGATTGCCAAGATGTAATCAATGGTAATGTCTTGAATCGTGCAACCTGTGGGCAGATAGAAAACTGCGCCACGGTAAACTTGGGTGCTCACGTCTGCGGCGGGGGTTGCCGTTGTGGCCGGATAGGCGGTAGACGGTGTGTAAAGCTGGGTGGGGAGATTAGGAATACCGTTGGAGTACACAAACTGACCTGAGCCACCGGCATAGCCGTTGGTGCCCGAAGTGCTATTGGAAAGGTCAATGTAAGCGTCTTGAACCAACTCAGAGTAACCTACGTTACGCAGGGGGCCAAAACGGTTATCGCCCGCGAGAACCGGGCCTTCAAATGTGGAACGTGCCATGACAAAAAGTCCTTATGCAAAAGTTCCGTTACCAATTGTTGCATCATCTGCTGGGGCAGTCCGGTAACGGTAATCACCCAGATGGGGGTTAATATACACTATTTTCAGGTAGTGTCAATATGCCGTACAAAGATCCAGCAAAACGCAAGGAAAAGGCTAAAGAGTACTCAGCCAAGCACTACGCCGCCAACAGCGCGGCCCAAAAAGTAAGGACAAAGGCAGGCAGGAAGGTGGGTAGGGAAAAATGGAACGAATTCAAAGCAACCCTGATGTGTACCCAATGTGGGATATCACACCCCGCCGTTTTAGATTTCCACCACCCACCCGGCACAAAAGAATTCAGTGTCCACAAGCTGGTACAAAATGGCCGGTACAAAAAAGCCCGCAAAGAAGCCGAAAAGTGCATAGTCTTCTGTGCTAACTGTCACCGAATCCACCACCACGACGAACGCGCAGCAAAGAAAAAGGGGGCCGAAGCCCCCCAGTCTGGGTAGGATCGTACCCAATTACGCAGCGACTTCTTCCTCTTCGTCAGCAGACTCCTCGTCTTCCTCAACGTCGATTTCAACCCAGTCATCTTCGTCAGCGTCATACATATACCAAACGTCGTTCTCCTCGTCCAGCCAGTACGCATTGCCTTCGTCGTCGTACACGTACTCTTCCTCGTCGTCCTCGGCTACTTCATCGTCAATGCCTTCCATGCGCTCAACAAAGCCGACCATAGCCACGGTCTTCCAAAACTCAGTGGTAGAAAACTCAACGCTTTCGCCCCAACCCAAATCAATTGTCAACTTAAAGTCCATGATAAACCCCTGTAAAAATGGTGCAGCACGGCGCTGCGACCACATCTTATGCACGATTTATGACACTTTAAGGCGCTAATGTCTGAGAATTTAACCATGCAAATTTAACGTCAGACTTTAAAATTACATGGTTGCGGAGGCCGGGGTTGCACCGGCGATCTTTCGGTTATGAGCCGAACGGATTCCTACTTTCCCACTCCGCGATATAGGTTGTTGGTGGTTGTGCACATAAAGCAGTGTAGCCTGATTTATCCGAAATGGAACTCCAACGGCGGCGCTAACCCGCCGGACAACCACCAACACGGCTGGGGACTGCACTTAAAGTCGGAACGCGTCCCACGGCTTCTAGCTGCCTCAATCCCCATGCGTGTTGATGTTGGTACTCGCTGCACTGTGGGCCGCATGGGTTCAAGACTCAATTGTTTTAAACCACAGCATCCGCTTTCCCAACGACGCGATCATACAACAAAAAAGGGCTCCCGAAGGAGCCCTCTCAGCAGGGGTAAACCCTAGCTTAGTAAGAACCAGCCGAGCCGTAGATGCCCAGAGGATCAGACCAGCCGAAGCTGTAACGCTCACGAGACTTGTAACGGACGTTGCCGGTATCGAAGTCGCCGTCCATGCTGTTTTGCAGGGCGACGCGCTCGAAGTGCTTCAGGCCGTTAGGTACGTCTGTGGTCAGGAACCAAGCGTTGGGGTCGGTCAAGAAGTGGTTAACAGTGTATCCCTCGGGGATCGAACCGTTATTCTTCAAGGCATTGATGTCGTTGTTGTTTGTACCAACGCGCAGTTCTGTTTCCAGCAGGCGGGTAGCAACGAACATCAAGGCAGTCGGGATCACCAACTTGCGAGGCTTAGCAGCGATCAACAGGCCACGCTCGTCCGTCCAAGCGGCGATCTGGATAACGGCGGCTTCCAAGGAAGTCTCGTTCAGATCGGACTGGGTAGTCGGAGTATTGCTGTTGGTACCGCCATTGACCAGCGGGTGGGAAGTGCTGAACAGAGAAACGCCATCGCCGCCAACGTATTGGGCAGAGAAACCGTTGTTCAAAACAGCAGCAGCTTTAACCTGCTTGGTGTACGCCATAGCGCGGGCCAGACCTTTGGTGTAACGAGCAGACAGGCTGTCGTACAGGTTGTCCTCAATCGCCTCTTCGGTGATCGAGAAGCCCAAGGCAATGGTCTCGTGGTTGTAGCGTGCAGTCCATGCTTCCTGTGCATTGTCATACTGGATGGCAGAGCCCTCGCCTTTGACAGGTGCAGCAGAAAAACCAGACAACTTGGTCTCTTCTTCAAAGCTACGCTCGGAGGTTTCGGTTTCATAAATTTCTTTATGTTCCTCGCCATAACGGGCGTACTCAAGACCAAACAGGGCGTTAAGCCCGGGGAGCAACTCTTTAAGTAGCTGTGCGCGTGAAATAGCCATTTTAAGTTACTCCTTAGACTGCGGTGGCAGTGTAATACTCGTGGTTGCCGAAGTTGATTTTCACCAAGATTTCGGGAATTTGAGTAAAGATGATTGTGGAACCGGTGGGGATTGTAGTAGCAGTGCCGCCCAAAGAGCTGGTAGCCACGTTAATCGTCACCGAAGTTGCGCCTGCTGCCGCTGCCGTGGTAACAAACGATCCAGTACGGATAATTTGACCGCTGGGGCTGGTGCCACCTGCAACATACGACACGTCTGTACCGGCAAGGATTGCGCTGGGCAAACCGGAACCAGTCAAGGTGATGGTTGTAGAAGAGGAGCTACCTGTTGCGCTAACCGACGAAGCAGTATCCGACACAATACCAACCACACGGCACGGGAACGTGCTAGTAGTCAGGGTAGCCGAGTACAGCAGAGCGTTGGCAGAATCGCCAGTAGTGTTGCTACCGGTGTTGTCAATCATCGAGTAGTTTTGGCCGATCATGGCGTAGCTACCAGATGCAATTGTCGTACCAGACGAGCAAACAACCGCTTTGAACACGGTGTCAGGATCGTCACAAACGACTGCCTGCGCGTCACCAGCCAACGTGCTAGCGGGCCAGTATTGCGAGAAAGTCAATTGCTTGGTGACAGGGTTGGTGTAAGAACAGCCCAAGAAAATGCCGACCATACCGGCGGCGGTGCCGTCAGTGCTAACCGACATACGTTGGATGTTACCGCGCACCAGCTTGACGAAATCGCCATAGTAGATGCTAGTAGCAGTGCCGTACTGAATAGGCAGGAGGCGAGTAGAACCCGCGAAAACCTGCCCGCCGATCAAATTGACCGGTTTTAGCCCGTAAGGGGCCGGGACATTAGGATATGCCATTTAAAAACTCCGTTATTTAGAACCAGAACCAAATGTTGCACCACGGGTTGAAGACGATTTACGGTCTGCAAACAGCGGCATACGAGGATCACTATTACGCATGAAGTTGTTGTCCACCGATTCCATCTGAGCTTGATTCTGCTTGGCAAAATAATCGGTCATTGCTTGGGCTTTAGCTGTCGGCATTTTGCACAACATCAGACCGCCCACTTCAACATTACCGTTATTGTTTCCTTGCAGCATCAACTCTGGATGATCCACTGCCTTCACGGGTTCCCAGCCATCGCGCATCTTACGAGACACATTGGTCGGATCAGCCACACTTAGAACTGCCGTAGCAATCCATCGAAATGACATACCCGGAATAGGGGTTGGATCAGGCAGAGTACTCGCAGGTTTGTACTCATAGCGAACTTCTTTTTCGCGCGACACAAGGTCACGATTTACGCGGTTTTCAGCCATATTAAGCCTCCAATTTCATTACTTGAGCAGCATACTGCTGCGGGGTTAAACCAAACTTCTTTGCCAACGCCATTTGCGTTGTAGTCAGCTTGATCTTTCCTGTCGCGGTTGAACGCGACGCTGAAGCAACTACCGTTGACGGTCTTTTAGCGGCTGTAGCCGAAGATTTGCTTTCAACGGCTCCGAATAATTCGGGGAACGCTGACTTCACGCGAGCATTGATTTGCTCGAAATACTCATCGCTGCTCGGGTTTATACCTGAGGTGACTAGCTTCTTATGCAGCCCTAGTGCGTAGCTGGTGTATTCCTCGAACCCCGGGGCACCGAACCACTGGTTTTTTGCCTGCCAGCGCAGTGATTTTTCGTCCGGTTGTGCCGTTTGGGGAGCGATTTGTTGCGTTTGTACAGCAAAATCGTCGTCTTGTAAAGGGGTTGGACGATAATTTTTTACCTGTTCAAGCTTGAGTTTGGCATCCATTACCGCTTCTTGGTGGTAAATAATGTCGTCTGTATTAAAGGATTCCTGCGCTTCACGCAGTTTCCGGCGGGCTTTGTCTAACTCCGCCTGTGCTTTTTCTTTAGCCGCTTCTATTACTGCTTCCTGCCCCTTGTTAACGTTTGTCTTCAAGTTCTTGTTTTCGGCAATAAGCTGTTGGGCAAGGCGCTCAAGCTCCTGTTTCTCTCGCAGGACGGCCTCCTTGCTGCGGCGCTCGTCGTGCCGGGCGTGGGTCAGTTCCTTGATGCGGTTCTTTACCTTGTCCGAGTACGACTCAATTTCTTCGTCCGTTGGGTCGGCTACTTCGTGGCTTAATGGCTTGCGGCCTCTGTCCCTTTCGGGGGTATCGTCTTCAACTTCGATTTCGATTCCAGCGCCATCATCTACTTCGATGTTGGTGTTGTCCACCTCGTCGGGAAATTTAAACTCTTGCATGTCTACTCCTTATGCGCGGGTAATTCCGCGTGGGTCGTCCACCACCGCATCGACTTGATCGTCATTGATGAGGCGGAACTCTTTGCCGTAAATCTTGAGGCGCGTACCAGAATATGTACGTGTCACCACAAAGTCTCCGGGTTTGCACCAAGGGCCGCTAGGGAACTTGGCGGGATCTTTATACGCATCGGGGCCTACCTTCAAGACAAACAGCACGGTGGTCGCGTGTTCTTCCTGACGGATGTAGGTATCGGGGCGCTCAAGATCAAGCTCGGTACCGGACAGCTTTGTCGATACTTCGGGCAGAACACACAGCAACTTGTAGCCTGTCGGCTCAGGAAGCATGGTGCCTTTTTCTTCAGCAGTAGCGTCGTCTTGCGGTTTATCCTGTGGCTGGATACCGGGCGGAAGACTCATACCGGGTGGCAAAATGATATTACTCATCTGATTTTTCGACTTTCTCTGCAAGGTCAATGACATAACGCTCTGCAACGGCTAGACCCTGAATAACGCCGCAGAGTTTTTGATACTCATCAAAAGTTCGACACACCCCTCCCGCCAAGTCGTCAGCGTAGTTGTTCATGTCCTTACGTATTTGGTCGCGCAATACGTTTGCGAATTGTTGGATCATTGGCTAGGTTCGCCTTTCTTAAAAGTTGCAATGTGTTGCAAAGCGTCTTTTCGCAGGGCGGCTTCGTCCTGTGCTTTGCTCCGTGCAATGTCGATGCCCATGCGGACACCTTCCCGTTGCTGGGTTGCGGCCATATCGGCCCGTTGCTTTTTGATCTCAGCTCCGACTTTCATTGAGCCCAGCTGTAGGTTGCCAGAGATCTTCTGCTGCTCCAGCTTGAGCTGGTCGGCCTTGTGCGCCATGTCTGCGGCCAGCTTGGTCGCCTTGAGCTTGAGGTCTTCCTGCTTGATTTGCAACTCTTGCTGCTGCATCTGCACCAGTGGGTCTTGAGCTTGCTGTTGTGCCTGCTTCTGGGCAGCTTGGGCTTGATCTTGCATGAGCTGTTGTTGCGCTGCTTGGGCCATCATGGTGGACAGAGCCAATTCGACTTCTGGCGGCAGATCCTCGTCCTCTGGCGGCAGGGCAACGCCCAACTGCTTTTCGACGTTCTGGCGCATTTGGAAGCCAACGTGCTCGGCGATGTGGGACATCGCTGACTGCAAGAGCATGGGTGCCTGCGGGTTTTGGCCCATCTGTTGCTGAATCAGCGGGTCGTTGAGCATGAACTGATGGACGGCGATGTGGGCCGCGTGGTCTTGGTACAGGAACGCTTTGACCGGCTTGGCCTTGAGGATGGCTTGGTTCTCTGTGACCGGATCCTTGGGCTTGTAGTCGTCCTCGACCGGCACCAGCTTCTCGGCGTTTTTGATTCCCATGACGTTGAGCATGGCGCGGTGCAGCTCGGGCAGGTCGTAGATCTGCGGAGCCATTTGGGCCATCTGGATGACGGCTTGGTACTGCACAACCCGCTGGCTCATGGTGGCCGCGTTAGGATCGGAGACGGGGATGATGTCCACCAAGTCGTAGTCAGCCTTCTTGGCTTTACGGTTGCCATACTCAGGGTCAAAGGCGTACTCAGGCGCGGTGTTGTCGCGGATCAGTTCCTTGAGCAGCTTGAGTTCTTCCTTGAGCGCGAAGTGCACACGGGCTTGCACTGCGGTCATAACCTTGAGCTGGCGCTCCAGCAGGGCCAGAGTCGTGCCCACAGGCGCACCTGCTGCGCCCATGTCGCTCATATTAGTATCAGCAGTGGCGGCAAATCTGCGGCCCTCGTCCACAATGTTGCCCAGCAACTGGTACAAAACTTGTGACGGTTCTTTATATGGTAGGGGGAGGATGGAGTCCCGGATGCTGCCGCTGGCAACGTCTACGTCGCGGAACTCTCCCGGAGCGATTGGCGTATCATCCCCCTTAATGCGTAGTCCACGCGATTTAAGCCCTCCGGGGAGATTGCTGAGCGTCCCGGCATCGACAAGTTGTCGCATGATGCTTGTAGCCGACTTAGCAAATCCACCAATGAGGTGGAAGAGGCCGAAACCGTACGCGCCGAAGCCCGGGATGTACTGGTAGTGGACGAAGTGTTGGCGTTTGAGCTTGAGGTCATCGTCTTCCTTCCAGTTGCGGCGAATGGACAGTACCGTGTTGGTACCTTTTATTAGGGTTACTACGTAGGGAAGCGCGATGCCGGTCTCTTCGTCATCGTCGCCCTTGTCCTCAAATCCTTCCAGATCCAAGTCAACGTGGCATTCCAGCAACACATAACGGTCGTCGTTAATATCGCTGAACCCAGTCTCCTTGTCCTTGGCCTTCTTGATATCGTCCCGGTCACGCGGTGGGTCTGGCAGGTCGCAGTCACAGTAGAACCCAGCAGCTTGTAGCTTGAGGATCTCGTTCTTGGTCTTGCGCATGACGTGCGTCAGGCGGCGGCAGGTGTCCAAATCCGTGGTGCCATAGGGCAGGATAATGTCCTCGGCTGGGACAAACATAGAGACGGGCCGACCAAGCGACGGGTCGTAGTAGACCTTTTTAAACCCCGATCCCGCGCTGGGCAGGTTCCACGCCAGACGCTCGTGCTCCGGGCGGAACTCCTTCATGACCTCGGTCAGGTCATAGTTCATGTCATCTTCAACGTTGGCCGCAGCCTCGCGGATCTGCTGGTTCTCAAAACCCAAAATCTTGGTACGCACCGGGCCGCTAGCCGGGAACGTCTCGGTAATCATCTCAGCCTGAAAGCGTACAACGGCCTCGGTAATCAGGGGGTGGAACACGCCGCAAGCGCCATCCCATGGCTCCGTGCGCTCCTCGATCTGCAAGCCCAGCAGTTTGAGCCCCTCGACGATGCCCTTCTCCCACTCCTTGCGGGAGTTCTTGTCGTTGTCAATGTCCGAGGACAGGTCGCCAGCTACGGTTTGTAATACAGAGTCTGGGAGGAAGTCCGCTAGGTTGGAGGCAAAGTCCTCTTCGCCTTCGCTGTCATCTTCGCCAAGGCTGATTTCCATGCCATCCATCTTGATGTTCATTTCCTCGGGATCGACCACCTCGATCTCCAGCGGCGTTTCCTGTTCGGCCATCTGCGCGATCCCTACTGGTGCGCCGTACAAGCCCTTGTCTATATTGGTAGCCATGATTTGTCCTTAATAGTATGCAGCCCGCCTGCGGCGGAATAGGGATGGCTCGTCCTTTTCGTCCGAGTCCAAAGCAATGAACCCGCCTTGGCGAAACCGCAACAAGGCTTGGCTGGTCGTATCCACGAAGTCGTCATTATCACCGTTCGGGAAGGCCGCGACCTCCTCAATCACCTCCCGCGCCCAGCGCGTGTCCGGTGCCCAGACTTTACCCGAACTGAATAAATCCGCAATCGCGTTGACCCGCACGATCTTATCGTTGCCCCGGCTGGGGCTGAACTCTTGCACCGGTATGCCCATGGCCCGCAGTTCTTGGATAAGTGGTGCACCGGCGGCTTTCTTCTCCACGATGAACGCATCGGGCTCCCACTGCTTGTAGTGCTTGAGCGCAGCGGCTTTTAGCTCCGGGAACTCCATGCGCTCCTTGAACGCGTCCAGCAGGATCAACTGCGCCTCGTCCTTTTCTTCCTCGTTGTAGAACACGCCCCACGTGGTACAGGCGGAATAGTCCGCCCGGTTCTTGGCTTCAAAGGCCGTGTCCCATGACTGGATAATGTACTCGCACGTAGGAGGATCGTCGCTTGGCCATACGCGCCATAGCTTTCGGGAGATGATGGCCGCAGCGTTGCTTGTGGGCTGCTGCATGTACTGGGCGTTCCAGTACTGGGGGTCGATCGACGCCTTGGTCGCCTTTAACTGCTCCAGCGGCCACTGCTCCGGCCAGAGGGATTTCTCGTTCTCCTCCCCCTCGTTCAAGATGGCTGGCAGTTCTACGATCTCCCACGGCACGGCCTGCGGGTTTTTGGTCTGGTAGTCGATCAGCCGCCCAGTCAAGTCCAGCTTACCCCAGCGCGTCATGATGACAATGATCGCCCCACCCGGCATCAAGCGCTGCAACGGGCCAGTTTGGAACCATGACCACGCAGTATCAAACGCAAGGCGGCTGTTGGCCTTTACGTCCTGCTCTGAATGGGGATCGTCAATGACAAATAGGTCAGCACCGCGACCAGCAAGAGCGCCGCCCACGCCAGCAGCATAGTACTGCCCGCCAGCAGCAGTAGACCATTTGCCAGCCGCCTTCTGATCTGATGCCACATTGGTGTCGGGGAAAATGCCATGGTACTCCTCCGTGTCTAACAGGTTCCTGATCCGCCGTCCAAAGTCCTCGGACAGGCCCGCCGTGTGCGTGGCCATAATGATCTTCTTGCTTGGAAACTTGCCAAGGAAGTAGGCTGGGAACAGGTAGGACGAGAACTCGGACTTGCCCATACGGGGCGCGATGTTGATGATGACCCGCTTTTTCTTGCCCTCGATCACGTCCGTGAAAATCTTGGCCAGCTTCTTGTGGTGCGGCCCTACCTTGAACCCCGGGTAGACCTCCGTGGCAAACCCCAGCATGTTGGTCTTAGCAGCCACCAGCGCTGCGCGGCGCTCCCGGATCTCCAAGTCGTCCAGCAACTCCATCTTGTCTGCAAGGGACATACTAGGCAACGCCGCCTGTATGGCGGAAATCTCCCGAGGGGTCAGCGTGGTGAACTGGTTAAGGTGCATCTGGGACGAGGGGTTTGAGTTCGGCTTCGATGGTATCGGCGTCTTGGATATCTACCACATCGACCACCTGCATGAACTTGGCCAGCTTGTCTTTGATCCGCTGCTCCAGTTGCAAGTCGGTCATCTCGTCTTTCTTGATCTCAATTTTCTCGGTGAACAGCCCGACCTCGGTCACCTTGCCCAGCGCGGTCAGCGCTTTGAGCCTAATACTGGCGCTGGGGTTCTTGGTTTCCTCGACGAGCTGGGCTACGCAGTAGCCGCGCAGTTGCTGCGCCTGATGGACAAACTCCCAGTCGTAGGCTGTCAGCATCCCCACCAAATGCTGCACCGCAGCAGGGGCTTTGATCTGGCTGATGGAGTCTTTTGTCAGTTCTGCGGGTTGGTTGGTGACAATATTGGTGAACGCCTTGCGGGCAAAGTCGGCTTGGGCCTTGTCTACTGCGGTGTCTTCGTCCACGGCCCCCAGACTTTTGAGCCAGTTGCTTGTTTCGACTTGAGCGTCAACAGTATCCGCCACCCCTGCTTTGTACAGCGGGGTAAAGTCGATGGCCGAGTCCACCTCTGGGTCAAAATCTATCAAATGTTCCAACATGCGTAAGCCCTTGCAGCCTCGTTGCGCCTAGTATATACTCGATTTCGGTGATTGCGCAACCAGTTGTGCATTTGCTTCTCCTTGAGTGGGTTAACTCCCCTCCTTCAGACCCCCGGTGTTATGCCCGGGGGTTTTTTTCATTGGGGTTGTCTAGCGTTTGACAGGGTTTTTCTTGGATTTTCCTAGAAATTTTTAGGTTTGGTGTTGGATTTTCGAGGGTGGGGGGTTTTGTAGCTTTTGGGCTACAGGGTTGTTTGGGATTTTTGTAGTTTTGATTTGCGGGTGCAAAACACTGTTCATGGCGGCATGGTCAGACCACGGCCAAAAGGGGTTCCGGGGGTGCGGTGGGGTCGCCGAAAAGGGTCAGAATGACCCGAATATACCCCCATTTGAGACAATAGAGGCATCGGTTAGGGGTTGGCCCTATCCGATATTTAACCTTTACTCATTGGAGAAAATTATGTCAAACAAAGCTCAAGCATTCGCTGTTCTCAACGCATTCGCCGATTCCCGCGTGGCCCTCATTGAGGGTATGCGCAAGGCCGGTTACGCGACTGTGGAGGAATGCAAACCCGTGGTAATCGAATGGGCCTGCGCCAAGACGGGCGCGGAATTCCGCGAGACCAAAGGCGGCAAGATTGTGCTGGTCAGCGACCATGCGCGCTACGAGGCAGCCAAAACCACTGTGCGTGACGTGATGCTGATGATCCAAGGCACGACTCGCCATGCGGTAAGCGCACGCAAGGAGAAAGACCCTATCGCGGAGCTGGCCGCGAAGCTGGCCAAGTTGAGCGCAGCCGACCAGCGCAAGGTTTTGAAGCTGGCAGGTCTGTGATTCGGGTCAGCCTGACCCGATTTTTCCGCGTCAGACCCTGAGGGCGGGGCTGGCGCGTTGTTCCCTTTGTTGTCCAACCAAACCCAACGTTATGCAAAATCCGCATAACCCTCAGTCCATTTTGTGACTGCTCAGTCACTTTTTAACTTTAGGAGTTCATCATGCGTAAATTACTCAATGCCTACAAAACCCTGCCCTCGCCCACAAACCGCGCCAAGCTGCAAACCTACCTGAATAAGCACATGATGGCGGTTTGCTTAGCCACGCCCGAAGAAATAGCCTTCCTCAAAGCCCACGACTTCACCATCTAAGGAGCACACCATGAAATACAACAAGCAAACCACCATCCATTACCGCGACAAGCTGCGCCTACTGCGCGACGAGTTCGCCGAGCGTGCAGCCGCCAATGAAAGACGTAGGCTTGCCCTACTAGCAGCCGAGCGCTGTGCCATGATTGAGATTAGCCGCGACTGGCGACATGGCGTGAAGCCCCTGAGAAAAGGGTCAGCCTGACCCGAATGTGGTAAAAAAACAACAAAAAAATTAGTGTCCGAGATTACCGCAGCTGGACAAAAACCCCGACACAAATTTAGCGTTACAAATCAACGACTTAGCTAACCCCCGTCCTCCCTATATATATATATATCTAATTAAAAGAGTTTTATATATATGTCCCCATAAGTTGGACGAACTTTGTTTGCTTTACTTTGGGTGCTTTTCATTCCCAAAACAGACAGATACCCCGACACAAACAACCTAAGCCCTTGATTCATAACGCAAAAACAATGTCGCCGTTTTTGTCCCGATGCGGAAACCTCGGACACTTTTGTATAATCTCGGACAGTTTTTGTCTAACCGCGGTAACTTTCTTTGTATAATCTCGGAACCCCCAACCAAGGAAACCAATGGCTTACCTCTACCCACACCTCATGAAGCTCACCGCAAACGAGCTGCACAACCACCTAAGCAAGCGCAAGCTACCACCCACCACCATCGAGCGCATCAAGGAAGTCATCACAGAGCAGCGCGCAGCCGCACGCTCAGACCGAGCGCAGCGCATCAAAGTGCAGGCTGAATGGAAGCCGTTGCTTGAAGGACTGCGCGCCGAGCGTGAGTCCCTGAGGTCAATGCGTAACTACAAATCGGGTCAGCGTGACCCGGAAATGATGACGGCCATTGAAGGGTACAGCGTGGTCTTGGATAGGTTGAAGGAGGAGTTCGAGGAGCACATACGCAACCGCCAAACCCCAGCAGTAATATCAAAACAAAGAAACCTACCCAACGGCGGCATCCACTGGTCAGACTGGGTGAAGGACAAATTCAAGGAGCGCATCCGCGCCCTGTTCGCAGAAGTCCCACTCCAGCCCCGCGCCAAGACCAAGACACCGTTCGAACGCAAGACCACAATAAAGTCAAACGATAGACTAACAACGCGGCTCAAGACCCGCACCATAAAGGAGCACGGCATCGCAGAACAAAACCAATCCCTCAACCCAACTGAAAGGAACAAAGCCAAGCTGGGCAAACTGACTGAAGCCCTGAGAAAAATCGAACAGCTAAAACCAACCGACCCTGTACCACGCACGTGGTCGGGATTATTTGTAGATGAAACCAAAGGAGAAAGCCAAGGCAATTAAAAACGGGTCAGCCTGACCCCAAAAAACTGAAACCAAACGCCAAGTCGGGCGGCGTTCAAGCCCGACATTAAAAACTAGGAGAAGCAAAATGCTTAAATTTTATTCGTTCTTTATCCCATCGACTACCCGTGTATCGCATAGCGGCGCACTAGGTCGATACTACCTTGTGTCAGATGGCAAGCGCTTCGCTGCGTACAACGAGTCAACGTACAGCACCATTGTGTTCGGCGACCAAGCGCACGATATACCTGTGGGCGACGATGAGTACACCGACCTGTGTCATGCAGTTCAGCGTGTGTTGTATCTGTACCTCAGCAGACGCGTATCTGTCACCGCAACCGCCCACCGCATTGCCGCACAAGCAGAGGAGATAGTGCAGTCGCTGGTGCTCATGCCCGAGACTGAGATGGCGAGGCATGACTCCCATGCGTACAAGCGTATGCTTGAGCATCTGCTCAGTCGGTTTACAGATAGGTTTGCCCGCATGGTTATGGGTAGACGCCACTACTGGGAGTATCGCTTTGAGAAGTTCATCGACGCACGCGTTGCCCGCGTTGCACATCTGTCTGGCTATCGCCCTCGGTTGACCGCAAATTACAAAGGCATCGGGTTCAACGCAGAAGTGTACGCAGTAATCAAGCGCCACCGCCAGCAGCTTGCTGAGTATGTGCGCCATGGCATCGAGCACGACGACTGGAGCGATGAGATTAAATACCACCTCTCGCGCTTGCATTCGTACAGCAGTTTGTTCGTGGACTCGGAATTTTTATCGCGTTTACATGACTTGTCCAATGGGCAGGCATCGTACGAGCGCTGCGACTGCGGGCATATCGAGGAGACTGGCGAGACGCACGAGGTGCGTAACGATACATGGTGTCACTCATGCTTCCAAGATGACGCTGTGCACGTCGAAGACCGAGACGAGTACTGGCCGCGTGATGATGCGTACTACCACGAGAGCGATGACCTGTACTATTCGTACGAGGAGGAGAGCTACGAGGACGACGACGAGGACGACGACGAGCCTAGCAACTTGTTGTCGTACAGCACCAACGTGCTGCGCCATGTGGAGCCTGATGCGTCCATCACCTCATCGCCGTTCGGCAACTTCACACTAGGCGTTGAGCTTGAGATGTGCAGCGGCAGGCAGATGTCCATGCGTGAGGCCATTGACGATGTGCGCTCAGAGCTTGGCGAGTCTTACTGTGTGTGCAAGTCTGACGGCTCGTTGCCCGGCGACGGGTTCGAGGTAGTCACTGCGCCGCGTGGTCTGGACGAGCACATCAAACGGTTCAAAGCGTGGGATGTCAACTCTAGCTATCGTGCATGGAACGCTGGTACTTGTGGGCTTCATGTTCACGTTGACTCGCGTGCCTTCACGCCGATGACGCTTGGTAAGTTTCTCATGTTTATCAACGATGACAACAACGCCGACTTCATCCGCAGCCTAGCTGGTCGCCATCCCAAGACCGATAGCCAAGCGCGTCACTACTGTGCAGCCGATGACCAATCGCTGCTTGCCAATCCCAAGACCGCAGTCAAGGGCAAGGACTCTAGTCGTTATCGCATGGTCAACGTATGCAACATGGACAGGGACGAGATGCGGCGCCTTGGTATTGACCACTACAAGTTCGACACGAGTGGGCGCAAGTTCAATACGGTCGAGCTGCGTATCTTTCGCGCATCACTCAAGAAGGAGCGACTGCTTGCGCAGATCGAGTTCACCCATGCTGCGGTTATGTTCGTGCGCTCTGCATCGTATCGTGACCTCACGCATGGTGCGTTCAAGGGCTGGCTTGCTCGGTCGTATGCTTTGTATCCGCACCTCGCTGCGTGGTACGAGGTTGCGCCCAAGAAGAAAGCCAACCCCAATGCAACGGGTGTCGCCCCAG